ATGATGATCGACAATATCTGAAAAATCTTGTATTATATTTATAACATTCTGTGCATTTTCTTTGCCAACATTAACTTTAGCTATATCAATCATTAGTAGTTCATTGATGTCATCCTTTTCAGATAATACCAATTCATATCTTTTCTTGAGTTCGGATAGAGAATTTTCAAGGTGTTTTCTTAAGGCAGCTTCCTCAATTAATCCAGAATGTAACTTCATAAGTTCGCCTACATTTTGTTTTTCATAGGCTTCTTTCTTACTAAGAAGCTGCTTTAATTCCTTTTCAACTTCAGATTTTTGTGAGGTTTCATTTGTAAGTCTCTCTAAATGTTCGAAATTAGTTATGAGTTGTGTTATTTTAGAGTCATCTTCTTTCTGTAAATGTTCAACACTTATAAAACTATCGAAAAAATTTAATAATTTCTCATCTTTTTCGTTTGGCTCTGCATTATTAGTAAATGTGGTAAACCCCTGAGAATATGCTTCAATCGGGATAACCGCCTCTACTGTTTCTCCATGTTCATTCAAACATTCTAACTTTCCGTGCTCGAGTATGCATAAAAACTCTTGTCCTGCTTCATTTTCATACTTCAATTCAATTTTTGTAGGCCAAACATTACTTTTTTGAATGTTAGTCGAGATAACGGGGTTACTTGAGGCTTCTTGGATAGCAGTTATTAGCGTAGATTTACCAGTTCCTCGTCCACCGATAATACAGTTCATATTATTTCTAAATTCAATATGCATCCCATCAAGAATTCCACCTGTTGCCTTAAATTCTTTGAATTTTGGTATAGCTAATGGGATATCATCTTCAAGTCTTACTCTTGAGTCATGGCTAAATAGGGCAATTCTAAGACTCTCAAAACTTAGCTCGTCCATTTTGAATCTAGTTAATCTATCAGCACCAGCTGCATTTTTACCAAAGGCATTCATGGAATGAGCATCTGAAGACATTATTTTTGCTAATTTATAATTTTCTGGGTAGCCAAGTTTGGTGTTCCTTTTCTTCATAGCCGTCTTTCTATCTGCTAAGCCATCAAATTCAGTGTAATAGTTTATTGAGTCATGATTTTTAATTTCCAATGCAAGAATAGCTGGGTGTTGAAAGGCTTGATCAAATATCTCGTTGAATTTACCAATTGTCATTTCGAACCCGGAATCTACTTCTATATGAGCTAATATACCAATTCCGTTATATTTTAATGCATATTCTAAGCAGTCATGAATCCCTTGAGTACAGAATTTTTTTGATTGATCAAAAACCAATTTCCCATAAAAATTTTCTAAATCTTGATTTGTCGGAAAATATACCAGTAAATGACCTTGAGTTGTTGATACTTCAATGCCTGGAATAACAAGTAGTTTCTTTTCTACCGAAATATTTACAGCCTCAATTGAGTTTTTAATTTTATTATGATCTGTAATGCTTATAATTGATAAATTCTTTTCAATCGCCTTAGCAACGATGTTTGCAGGAGTCATCTGGTCGTCATTTACGTCATATGAGCCTCCATCACCAAAGCTGTGTATATGTAAGTCGCCTCTATGGAAGTGAGCACCGTAAGCCATGTGTGAAAATTCCTATAGTGATTAAAATTAGTAAAAACACTATAACTAATAAAAAATTGACTTGCATAATATTGTTTCAACTTGAACATATTGTTGTTCACAAAGGCTGCTAATTTTCACTCCAAGAACGCATTTTATATGCTTTGGTCCAGTAAATTAGCTTAGACGTCAGCTTTTAACTCCTAACTGGCCGACTGGTTTAACTGTAACTCACCACATCATTCCATCAGGTAAAGCCACGGTTAATACATTTAAACCCAAAATAAAAACATGTGTCTCCGTTTTATCTATTTATCAGTCAGCTAAATTGTATCCAACATTAGTTTCTTATACCCCAATGTCTGCCAACACTCCGAATCCCCCTGCAAACAGCAACCAGCTTTATCACCTGGCAGCGTATCCCCACACCGTTTACAGCTACTTTTCTTCAACTCGGCAAGTTGTTTATGCAGTAACTTATTATCCTGGCGGATCAGGCTGGCTAAATACTCGGTCACCTCATAAGGCTGACGAGCAATGCGACGCTGTTCACATCCTTCCAGCACCATAGCCAACTCCTGAGCATCCAAACGCAGGGTAAGCGTAGTTATACCTAACTCTTTATCACGCTGGCGCTGGGCGCGTTTACGGTCACTTGCGGTTGTCATTTTTTATATCCCTGCCCTTTTTCAGCCAGCCCACGAATTGCCGGACGAGCCAATACAATGCCCTGACAGGCGTGGATTGCCCGGCAGAACTCATCACGTTCACACGGATGCTCAATCGGAAGCTGTAAATATTGATTCCATGCATCGCCAAGCATTTGAGCAACTCGCTGTTCATCGGCTGATAATGTGCAAATGGTGTCGGTGTAATTAATGTTGGTGACTTTCACGATTTACTCCCTCTCGTAATTTCGCCACCCGGCTCATGACGCTAAATACCCGCTGGGCGGTGGTTGGTTGGCACTGGTACAAACAACAATCCTCTCTTGCCCGCCAGTTCTGGCCGCCGATGGTCAACGTTGCGCCACAAGCCAGTGATTGCGCTTGCTGTTTGCTGATGGAAAGCCCGATTGACTCGGCAAAATCGCGGATTTTTGTTGTCACTGGTGCCAGTTGTACGGTTTTTTCTTGCCGCTGGGCGGCCTTTTCGGCTGATACCTGGCGTGATAATTCCTCGGCTGGCGTCAATGGATTAGTTTTAATCGTTGCTACCGGCGCGTTTCTAATCCTGCGCAGTAAGGCCCGGCGTTCTGCATCGGTGAGTGCGGTGAAATCGATTGTTTTTTCTTCTAATGTTCTGTCTATGGCCTCCTCCGGTTCGACTATTTTTTGCTCTACCGGAGAGTTATTGACAGAACTCCAAGGGACGGCGGGGCCGTCCTGAAAAACATCAAACCCCACGGCAACGGTGGGTTTCACCTTTTGACGGGCGACAATCTTCCAACTTTTTAAGCGAGTGCAGATGCGCGACGCCTCGCCCAAAAGCGGCGAATAGATACCGAAAATCTTCTCGGTGATTTCGCCGTAGGCATTGGGCTGTTCATTGTCCTGATAGGCAATGCGCACGGTGTACTCTTCGCGGGGAATTAAGACGCCACCCTGTTGCATGATGTAGGTAGCAAAACAGCTAACATCAGCCGCCGACATAACCGCATCCATTGCCGGATCAAGTAATAGCTTTTTCCCTCGCATGGCGGCTACTTTCGCTGCAAGGTCAGCTGGGGCGGTTTTCTCATCTATCAGGCGCTGTATAGCTAGATTAAATTCATCTGATTTAATCAGGTCATTAAGTAGCTGGTTATTCAGCTTGCGCAGCTCCCGCCAGACAGTCACCGGCGGCGTGCCTATTGGCTGATATTGGCGGATGCGGTGGCGAGATGCCCAGGCCATAGCAAAGCGGGCCGTTTCTTTCAGTGGCTTGCCGGTTTCATGGTCTAGTTCACCGTCCAGTGCGTAACCATCAATATTTTTACTGATGTATTTAGCAATATAGGCGGTGGCGCTGCCTTTCCTCGGATCCAGTCGTTTAGCGGTAAACCGGGCGCTGGTACGCTTACCCAGCTCGGCGCGATCAGTTTTGACGGCATAGGCGCGCATAATCTCAGTGATGGCGCGGCGATCTTCCGGTTTCATAAAGAGCAGCAAGTGCCAGTGCGGCGTGCCGTCATGATGCGGCTCAGCGACACGGAAACCATAAACGCGCAGATTTTCACGGCCTAGCTTGGATCCGATATTGGCCCATAACTTTGTAAGATAGGCTTGTGCCTGTGGTGGCGTGCTGTGATTCCACTTCGGGTTAGCGTGGCCGCTTTGGTTGTTGGCGTGATATTTAGACGGGCATGTAATGGTGTAAAATACCCCCACATCATTACGCGACTGAGCAACCAGTTCGATCCCTTTCATGCGCGCCATCAACTCATGGCGGCGAATCGTCGGATTGCTAATACTGGCGTCCACCATTGCCTCTAAAGAAACGGTGTTGCCCTCATCATCAACTAATTCATGTCGTTTGAAGAATTCACGGTTGCGGCGTTTTTGCTCTATCCAGTCGGCCAACGCCTCCTTACTGATGTAAGGTGCGGCACGCTTATGGATCAAGCCAGCGGCGCGCAACTGGCTTTCTCGCCAATCATTACGCAGCCGCCACAATTTACGCTCCCACCAATCGGCATTAATCAATCTGGCAATAGCGGAATAAAAAGTGGCGCGGTCTACGGGCTTATCTTGGTAGCCGGGCTTCGGCCCCAATTCACGCCAGTGCGACGGCCTGACGCGCAAAGACCACACTTCAAGCGCAATATTGCGATAAATGGTTAATAACTCGGCATCAGATAAATTGCGGGTTTCTTCGGTGGGCGTGGATACCTCGGTGCAGAACATTTCATTAATGCGGCCAGCAACATCATTTGCCAGCGACTTAACCCGGCGCTTGTTTAGCTCGGCAAGGTGGCTGTAAATTCCCTGAAAATAAGCTATTAACTCAGATTTACGGCCCTTGCTCACACCCTGATATTCGCGCACAGCATCCAGACGTAACAATGCATTCTTGCCGGTGCCGGTTAAGAATGCATTGGTATGTTTATCGCCATGATTTTCACGTAACCATCTAATTTTATTTTGAAAATGAGATTTAATAAAAATAGGCTGCTGATCAATACGGGCCTCTACGCCTTGCGGTGAATCCGCCCATTGTTGCTTATCACGCAAATAGATCTCGCGCTCCAGCTCAGCGCGCTCCCTGCGCATTTTAAGTAATGTCTGGTTAGGCTCCCGTAATTCTGTATACCCCAATGCATTCAGCCGCTTCACATAACGAATAACCAGCGGGTGAGATTTTGGTTTTACTACCACGGCGACCGGCGCTAAAAATTGGTAGCCACCAATGGCTGGGCGCGGGACATTCCATGAGTGCTCCCATTCAATAGAAACATCACCGTTGCCTGGATAAGGCAGCGGTGATGTGGGGGTGATACGGCCACGGGCATGTTCAGTCATATAATTGCGCCGGAATTGTCGCAATAATTTCCCCGATACTTTTTCTGCCATCACTTTTACAACTGATAGAGCGTGGAGCCGTAATAGAGTGGAGGGTGAAACGGTTATAGAGATCGCGACTGATAGAGGTATCGCTGTTGGAGGCAACAACATGGCAACCATTTTCAGCAGCCCTTGCCAGTAGGTGGGCTAAACGAAATTGCTGATCAGCGCTAAAACCATCAGTGTGATAATGGGTAAAGTCAGCAGTGCTGGATACCGGGATATAAGGCGGATCGCAATAAATCACATCCCCCGCAACAGCCATTTCCAGTGCTTCGGAGAAATCACAACATAAGAAAGTTGCTTTCTTGGCTTTTTCAGCAAAGAAACGGATCTCTGCTTCGGGGAAATAAGGCGCTTTGTATTTGCCATAGGGGACATTAAATTGCCCTTGTTGGTTATAGCGACAAATACCATTAAAACAATGGCGATTTAGGTAAAGGAAGATTACTGCTCTGGATATATCATCACGGTTTCGTGCATTAAATATTTTGCGGAAAATATAATATTGTTCGTCGGAATTAGCCGTAAGAAACAGTGATGAAGCCACATTGATTAAGTCGCTCGTTTCTCTTTTCGCTATTTCATAGAAGTTAATCAGATCATCATTGATATCTGTTATCAGATATTCATCATAATCCGTATTCAGCATAACAGAACAGGAACCAGCAAACGGTTCTACCAATCGTTTACCGGTTGGCAAATGTTGAAGTAAGGTTGGCATAATACGAGCCTTTGAACCGGCCCACTTCAGCGGAGAGCGATTTATTGTCATTAGCCGCTTACTCATTTATTTGATTTTGGATTTTATCGGATTCTTGGCGCAGTAATTCCACCGATTCTTTAACGCATAAAGCACGAGCAATAATGACATTTGCCAGATTTTCCAGAAGCGCAGAGGTCAGTATTGCTTGTTTCCTACGTTCATTTATCAGGGCATCATTGAGTAAATCAGCATTTTTAATTTTCTTACTCGGCATATTCGAATCCTTAACTTTAGATAATAGGAATCCCGACGCGATAAATGCGCCATATTTAATAACCCGCTAAAACGTTATTTCTTTATAACAAGTCTTTTGGGATTGAATTCAAATCAACCCATAAATCCAACGCTGCTTTACGCACCGATTTTCTTTCGTGATATTCCAACTCCCGAAATTTTCTTTCGTGACTGTCTTTCTTTATCCCAGCGGCATAATAAATAATGCCCTTGGTCTTTCCCCTGCTTAATGACTCCAAACGTCGCTCAAACTCTTCATCTGGATCTTTTTTAAACAGTTCCTTTATGCGGTCTAAATGCCGTAAGCCTACTTTCTGATTCCATTCCTGCATTGAAAGTGGTGATTCATCGGTATTTGTTTGCCCCATTATTCGTACCTCACGGCATAAAAGTGACTTATCAGAAAACACACATAAAAACAGGTGTACTTTCAGATAAGTGCCGGGTTTCACCATGCCCGGCGCATGGTTTTGTGGTATTTTTGTTATGCCTTCGTTGTTCTCGCCAGAGCATCAGGCATAACTAATCCCCCACTAAATGGAGCCTCTATGAGTAACACAGAAGATGAAGTACACACACTGGTGCAGCGCGATTTTGATACAAATGATTTCCATATCTTGCATAAACCCGCGCCGCCAGAAGAGAAAAAAACTGACGACGAGGAATAATCTTGATGAACAAACAACCAACTGAGCATGAAATTCGCTTTCGTATCTGGTGTAGCTACTGGCTTGAAGTTATGACCGAAACAGTCAATCGCCGTATTGATACTCTCATTAATGCTATAACGCTTATTCTTGGCGCTTCTATTTTTGCGACAAGTAGTTTCAGTTGGTTGTTTGGTGCCATTATCGCTGTGCTTAGTGGTTGCCGTATCGCTTGGCAATTTAGCAGAAAGGCTGAATCTGCAAGGCAGCAAGCAAAGCGTTATTCTGGTCTTATAGATTCCTTGCCAAATCTTAGTATTGATGAGGCTAAAGCACGCCTTTCGATGCTGGAAGAATTCGACAGCACCATATTGAGCAGCTTGAATAATCCGGCCAGAAATAGAGCCTCCATTTCGCTTGAAATGAAGCATCGTGAACAACTCTCTATTAGTGAAAGAGTTATTTCTTGGATTGCTGGCGGTATACCTAATTAATTGCTTCATTTATTAACAGCCCTTTATATCCGCTATCAATCAGTTTCTATTCGGTGCTTCACTCAGATGTGAGACACCGAAAACCTACGACGTAATTTCACCCAGAGAGCAAAGCAGCTTAGGAATATCACCGCCATTACACTGAGTAACCAATTGCTCTAACACTTGAGCGCTATTCTGATCTCCGGATGCGTGCGCGACACTTAACAAACCTTCCAGACCAACGCTTAGACGAAAGGCGTAATCATTCAGCGAAAACGTCCGCACCTCATCTGCAATAGCGGAAGCGGCGCGCAAGTTTTCGGCCTTAAAGTGGTACTGTTTCAACAGGTCACTTGTCAGTGCGGAATATGCTTGTTTCATCCTTTTCCCCTTAAAGCTGCTGACGAGCTTTGCGCTCTACTTCTGCTTTACGATCCAGAAACGTCTGGCGTTCTGCTGCTTTCTTGATACTGGTGCGATGGCGGTGATCACGAATTGCGGCACGGATAGACAAAACAGCAATCCAAATAAGCACGGCCAGCATGATTAATGCGCCTCCGGTCAATTCAATTAGTTGCCCTGGCATGCTGGCACCTCTTCATTGAAAAATTGGGGTATCACGCCTGACTCACGAAATTGCTGCGTTGAAGTATTCAGTTGATGGAAAGTCGCTAATTCGTTTTCACCTAACTGCCACGCTATGGCGGTAATCATACTTAAGCCCGCAATGGTATTGCTGGTGATGGCTTTTTTCTCACGGGCATGAAGATTTGCTTTAAGGGAAAGGGCACCATTTTTCTCTATTGCACGTCGGGTTAACTCTCCCATATCGGTCATATGAGTTCGCAGTATGGCGTTAGCTATCTGTAGGCAAGGTGATTTCATGCTGCTACTCCCGTCTCACGTTCGGTGTACAACTGATTAATAAAACTAGTTGCTTGCGCTTGTGAATCAAACAGACCAAAAGACTGTTCACCCAAAAAAACCTCATAACGGTTAAGCAAGTTAATAGCCGTTCTGCGTCGAAAATTAATCACGAATCCGCGATAAATTGACGCGTTACGGCTGATAGAGGTTATTGGGTGACTCATACGGCAGCGCCTTGGCTCTGCCCTGCTTTGGTATTGCGCTTAACCGTCAACGCATCCTTACGGATTATGTTTTCAATCCACTCACGCTCTGCCCCAGTGCAAAGCGCTCGGGTTTTCGCCATTGCTTCTAAATACTCATTCCACATGATGAAGCGGCGTGGTCGCTTGGTCCCGGGACGGCCCTCGCGATGAACCGGTAATTGATTGCGATCCATCATATTTACAACAGAGCCATAGCTTCGACCGGTACGAGAACAGAACTCGCGTGGTGTGATCGGCTCCGGCTCTGCAAAGCTCATCGTTTTTCTATCGATTGACATCTGCTAACATCTCCCGTGGTTCTCTTGTGATACCTACTGACATATAAAACTATGTCTTGGCATTACTTGAGGTTTCATTTCGGATAAAATTTAGAGGATCCGCAAATTAATGTCAATCACTCAAAATGAGAAGCTAAAGCTGATACGGGAGTCAGAACGCTTAAAATTAAAAGAAGTTGCTGATTTAGTTGGGATTAATTATCACACCTATCATGGGTATGAATCTGGGAAAATGAAAATGTCTATGGAGGCAGGAATGAAGTTTTTTAAGCACCCTAGGTTCAGGAAGTATCAAAGTTGGTTCATGTTCGACGAAACCAACCCGGAATCCGGGCAAATCGCACCGGCTCTCGCGCACTCTGGGCCAGACAAAATAATATCTTCCCAATCAGACAAAAAGATTGGTTAAGTATTTATAAAGTATTCATTTTTGAAATATCGTTTCAAAATGATATTTACATCGGAGGGTTTTCTTATGTCTATTAAGAAACTCGATGATGGTCATTACGAAGTGGACTTACGGCCGCACGGGCGCGATGGAAAACGCATCCGGCGTAAATTTGATAGAAAGAGCGATGCACTCGCTTTTGAAAAGTATGTGATCGCCAACTTCCATAATAAAGAATGGTTAAGCAAACCTGCTGATAAGCGGCGTTTAAGCGAGTTTACTTCGAAGTGGTGGGATTATCACGGGCGTAATTTGAAGCACGGGAGTAAGCGCCTCAATGCGATTGAGGGCATATGCAATGACATGGGTGATCCGATGATGTACCAGATTACCAACCGTTTACTCATGGATTACCGTGCAAAACGGCTGGCTAATGGTATAAAGGCATCCACAATAAATCACGCCCTTGCTGTACTTAGTGGTGTATTCAGTGTGATGATCGAAGCTGAGGAGTTTTTCGGTGAACATCCAATAAGATCGCTGGCACGTCTTAAGACGCAACAGCCTGAAATGTCTTACTTATCATCGGAAGATATCGCCAGACTATTAGACACGGCGAAAGGTGATGCACGGCGTATAGCTATACTCTGTTTGGCGACAGGTGCTAGATGGGGAGAAGCCAAGAGCCTTAAGGCAGAAAACATCATTCATAACCGAGTGACGTTTATTGAAACGAAGAATGGGAAAAAACGCTCCGTACCGATTTCACAGGATATCGCCGACCAGGTGAAAACCATAGAAACCGGGCCGCTTTTTAAAACTCATTATCTGACGTTCTATAAGCTAATAAAAAAAGTAAAACCAGACCTCCCTCGCGGGCAAGCGATTCATGCTTTACGGCACACATTCGCAACCCACTTTATGATGAAAGGTGGAAATATAATCGCACTCCAACGAATACTTGGACATGCGAACATTCAGCAGACCATGACTTATGCGCACTTTGCACCTGACTATTTGCAGGACGCAATAATGCTAAACCCGCTAAGCGGAATGTCCACAAACCGTCCACACTTGTGA